CAACCGACAGACATATGATAACAAATCCACACGTATTGTCAATTAATAATATACATTATTTTGATACTATTTTGGGCTTCGCGGCGCGGTGGTTACGCGGCTATGTGCGTCACGCGGCGGGGGAACTGGTCTCAATCCTTACCATGATTAGTAGTAAGGATTGAATCAACCGTTGGGGCCGAAGCCCCTTGGTTAGTACATATCCGCGAATTCTTGAACCATTGCCACTAAACCATCGTGGTCTTCCTCTGGTCCTAGCACTTCAGATAGTGAGATTATATAACCCACATCCAGTCCGTACTCGTCCGCTAAGTCTGCCATATGTTGCATTCTTTCTTCAGTCATGGTGTTTCTCCAGTTGTTGGGGGCTCGCGCCCCCGGTTGGTTTACTTAAGGTCTGTCCAGTCCATTCCACCTTGGATGGTTCGTTCAGTGATGCGAACATCGTAGAACTCCTCTTCCTTACAAGCTCGCTCAGCGTATCGTAGTGCGCCGTTGCGTGTTGCGTGGACTGTGCTGTGTACTTCCATAGCTTGTGTAGTTAGTAATACTACGAATACTGCGTTTGGTTTATTGTTCATGGTGTATCTCCAGTTGTTGGGGGCTTGCGCCCCCGTTAGGTTAGTTAAGAATGATTGACTCAGATAGTGCTCGATGTAGTGAGTTAAGCTTGCGTTGCTTGTAGTAAGTTAACGCCCCGCTTATACCACCGTGTTTTCTTATGTCGCGGTCAGTGACTAACGACCAAAAACCTGAGTGAGTAACTACGCCGTAGTTACCTGAATCAAACATCTTAACTTTGATACGTGCTTTCATATCTATCTCCAGTAAAGGTTAAAAGGGTGTGAATGGCTTCTGTTAAGAAGGAACATACGCCGCCTGCGTCGGGTTGAGAGTTATGCTTTGTTTCCCCTCTCAAGGAATGACTCCAGTATACAGAACGGTATGAGTATGTCAAGTATTAGTATACAATCAATTGATATAATCTGAGGTATATGGGGGGTAATTTCGGCTATTTGTCTGACCCACCCTAGGGGTATGCCCCACTTTGTCAGCTTTAGTAACATCTAGAGTACGTAATACTATTTTCCACCCCCAATGTTACAAAACAAACTTCATCCACAAATCGATATATCACATCCTAGCAACCCCACCCCCTCCAAATAGCTAGACCCCCCACCATGTATATAGGAGTCCCTAGTTACAAAAATAAAAATTTGCTTTTTCCATATAACACAAGGTAACATATCAGCATCGGCACTACGCCTGCAAACAACCCGGATAATATGCTTGAAATAACCCCAGAAATTGGAGTCCCGTTTCCTAAGGACTATTCCTACCAAGATTTACGACAGCGCGTGGAAGCCGCGTGTAACTCTGTTGTCTATCTACAGGGGTTAGGTGCGGATTACGATGACCCCACCATGAAAGACAAGCAAGAAGGTGCTACTCTCGCCGCCCAATACGCCGCTAGCGAAGAGAACGCCTCTAAGCAGTACTCCAACACCAACATATCCAAGTTAAGCCCGCAGGCTATCGTATACGCCGCCTCAATATTAGATGAATACGGACATAGGGTTGCAGAAAGCTCACAACAGATACGCAACCTAGTCACCACAAAACTACTGCACGAGACAGAGAATGCTGACCCCAAGGTTCGGCTAAAGGCTCTTGAGCTACTAGGCAAGATAAGCGACGTTGGCTTATTCTCAGACAAGACAGAAGTGACGGTAACACACCAGACATCGGACGAGCTCAAATCTAAACTCAAAGCCAAACTAGAAAGACTAATTAATCCCCCTGCTAAACTATCCGCAGAAGAACTACAACGCGACGAAGAACTTGCTAGCCTTGCTACCATGGACATATCAGAAGGCGAATACACGGAAGTCTCAGATAGGGCAGAAGTAGATGACTAGTCCCACGTTGGAGTTTAGCCCCGAAGATATCCAGCACATGCTGCGTAATATCGACTCGTTTAGCCCTGATGAAATCGAAGAAATAATGAACATGGCGGACGAGCTAGAGGAGCGCCGGTATGTGTCTCACTGCCATAGTAGCTTGATTGGCTTTACCAAACACATGGACGATAAATATATCGTCGGCAGTCACCACAGAATACTTGCTAACAAATTAAGCGACATCGAGCGAGGCAAGATAACACGTTTATGTGTAAACATAGCGCCGCGCCATGGCAAGTCACACTTAGTATCTACGATGTACCCCGCGTGGTTCCTAGGCAAAAACCCTGCTGCTAAGGTTATGCTAGTATCACACACCGCTGATTTAGCGGTAGACTTTGGTCGTAAAGTACGGGACATAATAGGTTCCACGGAGTTTCAACGTGTGTTTCCGGGCGTTAGTCTGTCAAAGGATAACAAGTCAGCAGGAAGATGGACGACCAGCGCGGGCGGAGAGTTCTTCGCTTGTGGTATTGGTGCCAAGCTAGCGGGTAGGGGTGCTGACCTCCTGCTAATCGATGACCCGCACTCAGAGCAAGACATCATCAACGGTAACTACGAAGTGTTTGAAAAAGCTTATGCGTGGTTCGCCTACGGTGCCCGCACACGTCTGATGCCCGGCGGAAGAATTGCCATAGTACAGTGTATGACTGGGGATACCGCTGTGTTGATGGCAGACAATACTGAGAAGCCATTACGTGATATTAAGGTAGGGGATGAAGTAGCTACATACGACCAAAACATACTCACTACGTCAAAAGTGTTAAACCATAGGTCAAACGGTATTGATAAAGTCTTTACAATTAATACGACCTCACGTACAGTTAGAGCGAATGAGAGACACCCGTTTCTTGTGCAAAACTCTAATGGAGAACGTAGATGGACAAAAATAAAGAACTTGAAGGTGGGGGATACGCTTGTATCGTTGAGGGATGCACACGGAAAGCAAGAGCAAAGACTCAACCCGGAAAGTGTCAAGCATGTCAGTCGAAAGACAGCTGGCACAGAAAACACCCCGATGCACCGTATCTCCCTACGGGGCACCACGGTAAACATAAGGGCAAAGATTGCTCAGTGGACGGGTGTACTGAACCTGCGTACATCAGAGGTAGGTGTACATCCCACCACTACAAGAAAGAGTGGGCTGAAGGTAAAAGGCGTAGAAGCGCAGAGGCTAACAGAGCCGCACACCTCAAACACCGGTACGGCATCACAATGGAAGAACACGATAAGATGCTGTCTGAACAAGATGGTAAGTGCGCTATATGTAAACAGCCACCCACTGAACACAACACCCGCGCACATTGGAATGGGAAGCTGTGTGTCGACCACTGCCACGACACAGGAAAAGTTAGAGCCCTATTATGTAACGACTGCAACCTCGCAGTTGGGTATACAAAGAACAGAAGAACAGCCCTCGCAGTGGCAGAGTACTTCACCCTTCACCCTGACCACGATAACGTCGATTGAATACACAGGGGATGAGGAAGTATTTGACATACAAGTAGAAAGAACAGAAAATTTTATTGCAAACCATATAGTTAGTCATAATACACGATGGAGTACCGACGACCTGACGGGCCGTGTGGTCAAAGACATGGCGATGAACGAGCGGGGTGACCAGTACGAGGTGATTGAGTTCCCTGCGATACTTAACGAAGGTGAGCCCGACGAGAAAGCCCTGTGGTCAGACTTTTTTGATTTAGATGCCCTCAAGCAGATTAAAGCGGGCATGCCAGCATTCCAGTGGAACGCACAGTACCAACAGAACCCCACGGGCGAAGAAGGTGCTATTGTCAAGCGGGAGTGGTGGCAGACGTGGAAGAAAGAAAAGCCGCCCAAGTGTGAGTACCTGATAATGTCGCTGGATAGCGCGGCGGAGACTAAAAATAGAAACGACTACAGTGCGTTGACGACGTGGGGGGTATTCTTCAACGAGGAGACTGACCGAAACCGGTATGAGATTATACTGCTAAACGCCATAAAAGAGCGGTACGAGTTCCCGGAACTGAAAGACAAGATGATACAGGAATACAACGAATGGGACCCAGACTGTTTCATTGTTGAGAAGAAATCATCAGGTGTTGCGCTGTACCAAGAAATGCGTCGTATGGGACTCCCCGTGCAGGAATATACCCCGCACAGAGGGACGGGGGATAAAATGGCTAGACTTAACTCTATTTCTGATATTATACGCTCTGGCATGGTGTGGGTTCCAGAGACTCGTTGGGCAGAAGAACTTGTTGACGAGATAGCGGCATTCCCTGCGGGGTCACATGATGACTTGTTAGATAGCGCAGTCATGGCTATTATGAGATTTAGAAACGGTGGGTTCATCCGGCTAGACAGTGACCAAGCGGAAGAAGAGCCCCTATACAGACGGCGCAGAGGCGGATACTACTAATGAGCATTGAAAAAGGCATATCACAAGCCCCCATGGGGATGGACCTAGAAGACGAAGAATACGGTGAGGAAATGTCCCCCGATTTAGAGATAGCGATTTTAGCGGACGCTGATGAAGGCATCGAGATAGAGCTTGAGGACGG